GAGTATTCCATCCTTAACTATAATAACAATAATATAACAAATAATATTCTTCTTCTTTCTTTTCATTAATTCCCTCACTATAACTGTTCTTATTATACTATGAAATTAACTTTTTGTGAATAGTTTTTCCTCTTCTTTTATATGATGTTACAGTATAATCATCCCCTTCAAAAGTAATTGTAGTATAACAATCATTATCTATAGTATAAGAATCAATCCATACTCTAGCTAACATATACATAAACTTATAATTAAACTTAGTATAACTATCATATAAAAGTACCATATTATCATTTAATTCTATATAAAAATCTTTATTTATATCATATAAATATATAAAATTACAATCCCTATAATCACTATCCTTATACCTATCCATATAAATACATAACCTCTTATTATTCATCATAATCTCTATCTTATCATCCCTTCTATAAATAATATCATTATTACAAAAATACCTAGTCTTATTAATATCAATAACATAATCATAATAAATATCATCTATATCATTTAATATTACCTTATAAAAAATGTCATTCTTATTAATTAGTAATATAATACCAGTATCATTTTTAATAAATCTAATAGAATTATCTTCAAGAAAATTATAATCTTCTCTATTATCTTTATAACTACAAGAACATATAAATAAACACATTATTATAAGTATATATTTCATACTAAGTAATATGCAAATAAAAAGAAAAAAGACATAAGTCTTATTCCATATAATTATCTATAACATATCTCTTAATATCATCATAAGTATTAGAAAGTTTATTATATAATATCTTCTTCTCAATATCCTCCATAATATCCTTAATATATTTACCAGGTTCTTTTCCTAATATTTTACTAATATCATTACCATGAATAACAATATCTCTTCTAGTAAATATTGGTAATTCACTCTGCATCTTATTTAAATTTCTCTTTGATAACCCCTTAATATCAGCATATACAGTACATAAATATAAGCCATATTTATATAATAAATAATTATCAATTTCATCATACTTAAGTAACTCTCTAAGACAAAGAATCTGCTCTTTCTCAACTTTAGTAAAAGGATAAATATCCTCTACTTCTAGCTGACACCATATGCCAATTAAATCAGTACATAGTATAATATTACTAAGATTATTAATACCAAGTACATTAGTAAGATTAAGATCAAGTATTAACCTTCTACCCCTCTCTTTATTCTTAGAAGAAAATATCTTATCTAATTCCTCTTTCTTTCTTTCCATAGATAATTTCTTTAATAAATATCCATACTTTCCTAAGTAGTAGTAGGTTTTCTTCTCAATATCAAACTCCAGAATAGTAGCAAATCTAATACATCTAAGTATTCTAAGAGAATCCTCTTTAATCTTATATCTAGGATTACCCACTGTTCTAAGTATCCTATTATCCAAGTCACTTCTTACTCCTAGTACATCAAGAACTTCACCCTTATCATTAATACATAAAGTATTAATCGTAAAGTCTCTTCTAAGTAAATCTTTCTTTATATCCCTAATATACTTAATCTTAATAGGTCTTCGATTAGACTCATACTTAATCTCTTTCCTAAAAGTAGTAACATCAAACTTATATCCCTTATAAGTAATAACAACACTACCATATTGCATATCAGATACCTTAACATCTTCAAATATATCTAGTATCTCTTTAGGAGTAGCACTAGTACATATATCAATATCATTACTCTTTCTTCCAAGTAATACATCCCTAGTATAACCTCCTACTATATAAGCAGCATATCCATTATCATTTAATATTCTAAGTAATTCTCTTGCTTTATCTTCCATAATACCTCTCTATACATATTATACCAAATCAAAGAAAAAATGCAAAGTAACATATAGTTACTTTACACTTTTATTATTTATATTCCTCTACTTGCTTAATAATCATATCAATAAATTCATCTCTTTCTATAGTAGTACTATTCTCTTTACCAAACATACGATAAGTAATAGTATTATTATCTCTCTCATTATTACCAAGAACTAAAGTATATGGAATCTTCTTAGTTTGAGATTCTCTAATCTTATATCCCATCTTTTCATCTCTAGCATCTAATTCTACTCTAAAACCTTTACTTCTAAGTTCATCAACTACTTTGTTAGCATACTCTAAATGATATTCATTATTTACTGGAATAACATTAATTTGTACTGGACTAAGCCATAAAGGAAGTGCTCCCTTAGTTTCTTCAAGAATAAAGGCTGTAAATCTATCAAATGTACCAAATATAGCTCTATGAAGTACTACAGGTACCTTTTTCTCACCATTAGAATCAATATAAGATAAATTAAATCTTCTAGGAAGTAAGAAGTCAAGTTGACAAGTAGACAAAGTAATCTCTGGTCCAACAGCAGGTTTAACCTCAACATCTAACTTAGGTCCGTAGAAGGCAGCCTCACCAATAGCTTCAGTATATTCTACTCCTATTTCATTTAATACTTCTCTAAGTTCATTCTCAGCCTTATTCCACATCTCATCATCATCAAAATATTTATGTTTATCTTCAGGATCTCTAAGAGATAATCTAAACTTATAATTATCAAGTCCAAAGTCTTTATATACATCTAGTATAAGACTAACTACTTCTTTAAATTGATCTTTAATTTGATCAGGTCTAACAAATAGATGAGCATCATTTTGACACATACATCTTACTCTCTCTAGTCCTTTTACAGCACCACTTGCTTCATATCTGAAGTCAGTAGCAAACTCTCCTATCTTAATAGGAAGTTCACGATATGAATGAATCTCATTACCATAAATTAACATGTGATGTGGACAATTCATAGGTCTTAATACAAACTCTTCATCATCAACTTTCATAGAAGGGAACATATTTTCTTTATAATGATCCCAGTGTCCTGAAGTCTTATATAAATCTACTGTTCCTACACATGGAGTATATACATGTGAGTACCCTAGTTTTTGTTCCTTAGCATAAATATAATTCTCCAAGTTCTTTCTAACAATTGCTCCATTAGGAAGCCATAAAGGCATACCCTTACCAACTAAATCATGAGACATAAAGATATCTAAGTCTTTACCAATCTTACGATGATCTCTTTCTTTTCTCTCTTGTAATTCAGTTAAGTAACTATTTAAATCTTCTTCATTTCTAAAACATACTCCATATATTCTCTGAAGCATCTTATTATTAGAATCAGCCTTCCAATAAGCACCACTTACTTTTATTAACTTAAAGTATTTTAATTCTTTAGTAGTGTCAACATGTGGTCCACGACAAAGATCAGTAAAATCTCCTTGTGTATAGCAAGATATAACTTGTTCATTCTCATCCATTCTACTAATTAAATCAATTTTATATGGATCATCATGAAACATTTCTAAAGCTTCATCTTTACTAATTTCATGTCTAACTATTCTCTTACCATCTTTAGATAACTTCTTCATTTCCTTTTCTATTTTAGGTAAATCTTCTTCTTTGATTACTTCATTACCTAAGTCAATATCATAATAGAACCCCTCTTCAATTACTGGTCCTACCCAAAATTTAGCATTTGGATATAAATGCTTAACAGCTTGTGCAAGTAAATGTGCACAAGAGTGATTTAACTTACTTAAATCTTCATTTTCTTTAATATTTATCATTTTCTATTCCTCCAATTCTTCTTACTATTTTTAATTTGTTTTCTTTTTATTTTTCTTTTTTCTTCTTTGCTTTCTTTCTTACATCTCTGTACGTAGGTATCATTATTTTTATATTCTTGATATAAAATGCCATCAAGAACTCTAACACTAATATCATGACAGCCTAATAAATCATTTCTAAGTTCAATTAACTCACTTAAATTAAGATTTGATACATCTAGGTGCCATAAATCACAATCTTGTTCTTTCCATACCTTTATTGGTACAAATTGTTCCTTCATAACTTAACCCTCCTATTTATGAAAAAAAGACCTCTAAAAGGAGAGAATACATATCTCGGTACCATCCTTCTTTGGTCTTAATTTAGATAACGGCTCTTAACCGGTAATCTCTTTCGAGTACACTATGAAGGTAGTAATTATATATCTTTATTATTAGTTTCCACCAATCACTAACTCTCTATAAATAAAATATATATAATCTTGTCCTTCTCATTGCTTTCAAATATAAATATATTATATTCTTATTTTTTATCTTTGTCAATTACTTTTTATCTATTTTTCCACTTCAGCCTGTAGTCTTCCGTGGTATGATAAAGCCTTAAGTCTTCATCATAAATATTTATTTGTTAAAAGTTTCATTTAATATAGATATATATTTACTTCTCATATCAGTAAGTATTGTATCAAGTATTTCAAAAGAAATATCTCTTTCACTCTTATTTGTAGTATCAAATAAATAAAAATTAATATTTTCTTTATTAGATAATTCTTTAATATTCATAAGTGAATCATTATATTCATTAATATTACCTTCATTTAGAAAAGTTCTCTTCTCTAATGATGCATTAGCAGTATAATCTCTTCTTAAAGAAGTTAAACTATCAGTATATAAACCTATTATAATATCAATCTTATTTTTAATTATTGGAATATATTCATCCATATAATTATCATATTCTTCTTTAGTCACTCCATTTTTATTATATAGTCTATCCATCCATATCATTCTATCAAAAAGAGATCTATCTATTAATATAATATCATTATTTTTATTAATCTCATTATCTAAATCTTCTAAAACATATTTAGGAATTTCAGTATTAATAATATTTTTATATTCATCTTTTAATTTAGGATATATTTCTTTCTTATATCTCTTTGAAGTAGTAAATTCTTCTAATGTACTAGTAGTAAAACCACCCTTCCTAAAAAAGTCATATAAATTATTCATAAGAGTAGTTTTACCAGTTCTTGGAGTACCAGTAAACTCTATTACATATGAATTATTCTTATCAAGTACACTAATCATTTTGTATATTTCTTGTTTTCTATAATGTAATCTAATTAATTTATTATATTCATCTTCTCGTCCTTCAAATATCTTTCTTTCAAGTTCATCATGTTTATTATCATTAAAGATATCATCAATAAGTAACTTTAATCTATTAAACATAATATAGTCTTTATCTTCATTATATATCAAACTATTATATACTTCAGTATAATACCACTTTTGTTTATCAAAGCCTCTTTTAAATGCTGAAAAATCTTTCTTACCATTAACTTCAAAAATAATTCTCATATCCTCTAAATTACTTATCTTATCTGCACATACTACAGCTTTATGTCTTAAATCTAAATCTTTAACCTTATCTATAGTAATAGTCTTTCTCTCTTCCCAACTTAAACTTTTATCTTCTTCTGTTGCACCAAGTACTAATGATACAATATCATCATTAAATTCATTTAATAAATCTTCTTTAGTATATTTAGTATCCTCAATTACATCATGAAGATAAGCAGCCGCTACCACATTATCATCATATCCATATTCACTCAAAATATTAGCAACATTTATAGGATGAATAATCATAGGTTTCTCTTTATCAGATTTTCTTATTTGTCCTTTATGTGCCTTAATAGCAAATAATTTTGCTTTTTCTTTTATATTCATTTTATCACTCCTCAAAATTATTATAATAGTATTAAAGGAAATATATCGTCATTATTATATAAATATAGGAAATATTATGTATCTATTATATTTCTTTTATATTAAGTATCTTACTTAAAGTAAAATGTCTAATAGAACCCCTAAGTTTACAAAAAGCAAGAACATAAGTATTGTCTTCAAATTCAAACATATTTACAGGGATAATTTCTCTTTTAACTATCTTACCTGATGTACCTAAATAATCAATTAATAAACTTTTCTTATCTTTAATACATTTATCAATAATATTAATTTTCTCATCATTTTTATTTACTGTTACATCAACATTTTTATATTCTGATAATATTTTATTAGTATTATAAATAGAATGTAATTTTTTATTTAACTTATTAAAATCACTAATTAATTTATTATCACTAATATTCTTAATATTTTCTTCTGCTCTATCTAATACTTCCAAATCATATTTATTAAAATAATCTATATTCATAATATCATTTTTATTTATGTAATATCCACCACCTGGACCTTTAAAAGATTCTATAATATAACCAGCCATCTCTAATTGCTCTTTATAATACCTTACCATTCTCTCTGTTACCCCAAGTTCCATACTAAGTTCTTTAACAGAATATACTCTACCATTTGATAATAACTTTATCATTAAAAATGCATTAGATATTTTACTCATACTTCACCTACTTTGTCTTAATCAAAAATATTATATCATAAAATGAAGATATTTACTATACTTTGTTATTTCCTTTTATTTACTATGATTTATTATTATTCTTTTTTATAATTTATCATACTTTTTCAAGTTTTTAGTCACTATTTAGTACCTAAAAGGAGTGATTAAAAATGTATTATAAATGTAAGTATTTAAAACAAAGACAAAAGAATTATAAGTGGTATGGATATTGTACTAAAAGAAGAAAAATAGTACCTCTATTTTGTAAGGAATGTGATGTTGTTGAATATAAAGAACAAAAAACACTCAAATCACGCACAAATAGACAAGCCAAGAGAGAAAAAGAAAGATTTAGTATAATTTATCGTGATTTAACTAAATGCTGTAATTGTGGCTCTAAAATAGGTATAGAAAAAAATGAAGTTTTTGAGGGATCTTATCGTCAAATTTCTATAAGGTATGGAATGGTATGTCCCTTTTGTAAAACTTGTCATACTCAATTTCATAATGATATTATGCTCAACTTATTTTATAAAGTTATGTTTGAAAAAGAATTTTTGAAAACACATTCTAAAGAAGAATTTATAAAAATATTCGGTCAAGACTATATTTTTAAATTAGAGCAAAAAAAAAGAAGCTAACCAACTAAGGCTAGCCTCTTTTAATATCTCGCTTTCTAAAATAATTTTATATTATCCCATCTTGTTAAACCATTTTTAAGATTTAGGTTTACTTGTCTTTGTACTTCATCATAATTAGAACCTAAAGCTTTTCTACGAGCTTCTCCATTACCGAAGTCACCTCTTATAGTTTTACGAACTAAATCTAAAATATCAACGCTTGGAGTTGGTGCTGGAGTTGGCTTATTACTATTTAACAGCTCATTAACTTTAGCTTGAACTTCATTATAATTATATCCAGCATTAGTTAAACGATTATATCTTTCATCACCATTTCCCCATTCACCACGGATAACTTCTTTAGCTACCTCATCAACGCTTTTCTTTGCTGATGGTGTTGGAGTTGGTGCTACTACTTTTCCTATGACTGGATTTACTATACAACCTCTAAATGTATAAGCACTACCTAGTCCCCATCTTCCATTAGTATTTCTTCTTGTACTATTCCAAAAAGCACTTCCACCATATCCGGATTCACTTGTATAAATAGTATTGCTGTCTATAATTTTTTCAACAACAGCTACATGACCTGCTCCATCGTTTCCTGACAAAGTTCCTTTTTGCCAAACCATAATACCACCTAAAGTTGGTACTGATGATATTTCTAAGCCATAAGTATTTTTAGCTCTTTCAATAAAATTTTCAGCATTACAATTTAATGATGGATATTTCATAGCACCAATTATTTCATTGAATCTTCCACAAGCATAACCAACACAATTAGACAATACATTACATTGACTATCAGTAGGACTACCTTGGATACAAGTTGAATATCCACCTTTACTTTTAGTAATAAAAAATTTATTTCCTGATGTAGGTTTAGTCGTTCTTACATTCATTTTCAATTTCACCGTCCTCTACTAAAATATCCATTCCATCTTCATTGAAAGTTGTTTGTACTTCCAATTCTTCAACTTCTTTTGTTGTTTCTTCTACAACGATTTCTTTTTCTTCCATTTTAATTCCTCCTTTAAATGAAAATTATTTATAAAAAAGAGAGCAATTTATTTGCCCTCTCCTTTACCATTATTAAAATTACTTAATCCATTAGAGCCTAAGCTAATTGATATAGCTGTTAGTAAATATATAACTATATCTACAGCCCTAAATGTTCCCATAACAATATTTGTTATAGTCAATAATATAAATGCAATAAAAAAACTCCAATACTTCGTTGGAATCTTTTTTATATACTTTAACCCTTTAGTAAATTCTACTACCATAAATACTATAGTGACAAAACTTGCATAAGTGGTTAAGGTGTCCCACGAAAGAAAATTATCCATATTCTACCTCCTATCACTTTCTCATAGAATCTTCAATATTATCAAGTCTATGATGAGCTGATTTAGTAGAAGATTCTACCGCCGACACTCTTTCAGCTAACGATTGTAAAGATTTTGATATATCTTTATTATCAAGCCTTATTTCATCAACATTTTTACTAATTATATCTAATTTAGTATCAATTTTAGTTGTTGTTGCTACCTCCTCTTTGGTTTCTTGTTTAGTATTCCTTTTACTATTCATATAAAAAGTAGCATAACCAATAATACCTCCAATAATAGTGAACACTAAGCCAACTGATATACTATCCATATTTAATCCTCTTTATTACTTTTGCTTTCTACAGGAATATCAGGAAATTCCACATTATATGGAAATCCTTCTTGTTTAGTAATATCTCTTAGCTTTTGTCTATACTCAGCCCATTCACCATTAAGAATCTCATTAAAATTATTAAAGAAAGTTTTAATTGTTGATAATAAATTACCTGCTGTTATTTCACTAGGAATATTTAATCCTATTCTATCTAGTAATAAGTGTTGATCACTTTCAGCTAATAACTTATCTCTTACTTCCCTTACTTTATTAGCCATAGCTTCATAATCTCTAGTTTTAGCTAAAACTAGCCAATCATTTAAGTTATCATTTATTGCTTGCTCTAAATCATTTCTATAAATAGTAGTGATTTTATAAACTGAGTATTCATAAATTGTTTCATCTTCTTCTTGAATCTCTTTTACATCATCAAAAAAAGCAACTTCAATTAAGTTGCCTTTTCTATCACCTATTTTGAAACTTTCCGGAGCTATTGTACTTCTTGCTTTCATTTCTTACAACCTCCTTACATTTCTTGTAATCAATAAATGGTTTAATATATTTTTGTTGATAATTATATGAATCACAATGTTTTAACCAACCACTATAACTTAACATAGCGGAAGCGTCTTTGAAATTCAATTCATCTTTTTTAGAAATCTTTTTTGCTCTTCTTTTTATACGCAAAAAATTACTTCTTCTTAAAGTAGTATATCCTCTATAAAATCTATATCCTAAAAAATCAATAGGACGGCTTTCGGTTTTAAATAATTGCCAATTTTCTTTTATAGTCAATTTTTCATTTCCTAAAAATTCTTCAATAGCATATTTAACTTTTCTTAATTCCTTTTTATTATTTGAAAAAAGAACCATATCGTCCATATAACGAATATAATATTTTACTTTCAATACTTCTTTAATATAATGATCTAAATCCTGTAAATAAAAATTAGCAAACCATTGAGAGGTATAATTACCAATAGGTAAACCCTCTTTACCGCTATCAATAATAACATCTATTAAATCTAGCGTATCTTTGTCTTTTATTATTTTTCTAAATTTAGATTTTAATATATCCTTATCAATACTAGGATAAAACTTTTTAACATCAAGCTTTAAACAATATTTGGTATATTTCCTATCATTTACTAATATTCTTTTTAAATAATTCATTCCTCTTTGGATTCCACGACCTTTAATAGAAGCACAGCATAATTCATACATACCTTTATAAATAATTGATTGTATTTGTAGCATTAAAGCCCAGTGTACTACTTGATCCGGATAAAATCGAGGCTTATAAATTATTCTTTCTTTTTTATTAGCTCCATCGTGTATTATCATTTCAATATACGGACTAGGAGTATAACTTTTTTCTTTTAGCATTTTTTGAACCTGCATAGCATAATAAGTAGGAGAATCTAATATTTTTTCAACATTTTTTCTCTTAGTTTTACCCATACTAGCTTTACAAATTGCTAATTCAATATTGTCTAGCTCAACAATTTTTTCATAAATAAATCCTTTTCTTTTCATTCATTTGTCACCAAATTCTTATATTTGCCTGCCACTTTTTCGAGAAATTCCATCTTTCAGGAGATAAACCTACTAAAGCAACCCAGAACGACTAATTTTCAGCAAGGGCTGAGGAAAATGATGTGTAAGTTATTTTATATAAGTGGTCGAGCACCGGTCGTAATACCATAATAAGAGGAAGTTTCAGCAAACCACCAATACCACAAGCCGACATAAGAAAGTGTACCATCAAAAGCACCTCCGACAAGAAAGGCTTAATTAAGACCGAGCCAACACACCAAATCCCTTAATGTGTATTTTAAATATAATAAGTCGAGCACCGATGTTAGAGTTAGCACTACCCGAGTTCTCCCAGCAATTCCAATACCACAAGCCAGCCGGCAAACCATTATCATATCTACCGCCGACAAGAGCAAAAGTATATACAAAGAGAAAAACACCAGCACAAAACACATCAAATCCCATAATGAGTATCTTAATATAATAAGTCGAGCACCGATATTGACAGCAACATTAGACGAAGTATTGTTCATAGTCCAACACCACAAGCCAGCCGGTAAACCAAGACCATATCTACCGCCGACAAGATGATTGGAAGTATGACAGGCACTCTCATACACATCATTTCCCTATAAATAAGAAGTCGAGCACCGGTATCGGAATAAACATAGGACGAAGTATGATCTAAAGCCCAATACCACAAGCCACAAGTCAAAGTGTCCCAATACATACCGCCGACAAGAGCAAAGCTCATAGCAAGCCAGTACTCTTACACATCAAGTCCCATTATTAAACTAAGTAGTCGAGCACCGACAACGCCATACGCACTAGAAAGCTCCGTGACATTCCAACACCACAAGCCACCAGCTGAGCCGTTATTCCAACCACCGCCGAAAAGAGCAAAAGCATTATAAAAAGCACTCATACACACCAAGTTCCTAAAGAACAAATTAAGTAGTCGAGCACCGATGGTAGTCCACATATTAGAGGAAGCGTTATTGAAATTCCAATACCACAAGCCAGCCTTGGAAGTGTTGTTCCAATTACCGCCGACAAGAGCAAAGAAACCAATAAGTAGCTAGAACTACAAACCGGTACAAAACACATCAAATCCCTTATAAGAAGTCGAGCACCGATGTCGGTAGTGGTAAGACCGGAAGTAGCACTCCAACTAGAAGCAAACAACCCATCTTCAAAATCACTTCTCCACTGACCGCCGACAAGAAAATCAGCAAAACAAAGGACATCTACTCAACTACACATCATTCCCAATAAGGTAATTTTATTTTTATAATCGACTAAAGTCGATTCTTTTTATGGGAGGCTGGTCGCCCCCAAACCCCCACTTTACTGGTTTCTAAGAAGTCGAGCACCGATGGTAGTCCACACACGAGAGGAAGCGCTAACGAAATTCCAAAACCACAAGCCAGCCCCGGAAGTGTAGCTCCAACTACCGCCGACAAGAGCAATCCTATCTCCCTCAGCTTGGTAATAATAATCACACATATTAGTATCACTACTTCCAGCTGATTCAGTAGCTAACGCTACCATAGGATTAGCGGAATCATATCCTAGCTTAGAAGCAAATCCATTAGCGGTTGCATTAGTATAACCTAAAGCTTTATAACTACCACTAAATGTATCTACAGCATATTTATTAGAATCATAGCAAATATAAGCTTTTCTATCTTTAATATTGATTCCATCAACAAATTGCCATATATTACCGAATATATCTTCAATACCTCTATAAATCATAGAAGTATTATCAGTTCCGTCTTTGCTTCCTGACTTCATACCCAGTACATCACAACCACCACTATTTATTGGTGCTGTGTGAGAGCCATTAGTATAACCTAAACCAAGTTTAGATTGACTATTATAGTCAGCATATTCTACTAAATAAAGCATTTGTAAGATAAAATAGTGCCAGTCCATTTGACCGAATCCAGCTCCTAAACTTCTTGCATAACTTCTAAAGTTTGTAATAGTTTTATTTGTGAATGGTGCGTATCCACTTCTACTATAAACTCTTGATTCACTACCTGACATAGTATATCTACCAACCGAAAACTCTTCACTTTTAATATAACCAGCTAATTTATTTTTTGAGATTAAAATATATTCATAATTTTCATCTCTATATCTTTTCCAATAAAATTCAGGTATCTTGGTAAATACATCACCATTTGAACCATCAAATTTAAAGGTTGGATCACCATAATAGGCGGTTATTTGCTTAGCTGTTATATCATAATTGTACGAAATTATATCACTCCACGGATAAATTTCATCAAAATCATTTCTTACAGGCGTTGTTCCTACTTGAGCGTTAGCTACAAGTCCCACAGCGTCTTTTATTCTCTCCCAAGCTGATGACGATGTAGTTAATGACCTTTTAATACCATATATTTTATTTATATTTTTAGTATCAATAGCACTAACATTTATTGTTCCTCTTGCTACTAAATTTTCATCATCACTATTCAACAATGAATATTTGAAAGTTATATCTATATCTTCATTAGGTAATTCAGTAGTTATTACTTTAAATCCACCTGTATAAGATAAAGTATAAGCAATATTTAGTTTAGCTTGATTTTCAATATCCAACATTCCATCAACAATAGTTTGAGCTGTAATGTCCTCATTTATTATATCATATTCGTAGTATCCTGTACTAGTGTTTTTAGTCCAGTTAGCCACGAGTAAAGTAGTAGAATATCCAAAATCTCTATTTTTAAATGATTCTTCAATTCCATTTTCAATATTATTCATCTTCTCAGCTTCTACAAGAGTTCCATCTTGAGCAACTTCGCCCGGATCTTGAGTTAAAGTTATAATATTGTTATCTTGGTCTTTATATCTATTAGGAAATTGAACTATTCTATCTTTCCAATTCGTTTTATTATATTGTTTCATAAACTAAACTCCTCTCCACAATATATCAAACCTGCATATTGTTTTATTTTTACAAAGCCGACAGGCTCTTGATTATCAGGCTTAGCATACAAACCAATACCATTAGCTCCACAATAGAAAGTATTACACTTTCTTAATTCTCTCATACAAGAATCAATAATACCTTTTATTAAAGTTAAATCTTTTTCAAGAATATTAGCTTTAATATAATCCATTGTTTTACTAAATTCTATTTCTTTATATTCTTCACCTAGATTCATACCATTTTTTAAAGTTAGAATATTTTGTCTTATTCTATTTATATCTTTAATGTGAGGTATGTCTTTAACATTCCAATCAGTTTTTACTTCTATATTGATTGGATAATAAAATAAATCACTATTATTTAGTAGATTCATTATATATTCACAATTACTTTCTATTCTATTTAAGTCAGTATAATTATAAGCACCTTTATTATTGCTATTAGTTGGATCTAATTTTATTAAATCAACATCAGCTTGTGTTCTATCATATATAGGATCTATCCACGCCATTAGTTATCACCTACTTTTACTACTACACTATTACCAGACCAAGCTCCATCATAGTTTATATTGTTTTCTACTAAATAACCAATTAAACTATTACTAAAGTCAGTTTCTATAGGAATAATCTCTCTAGTATCTTTTACAATATCTCCTCTATTTTCAAAAGAGTAAATATTTCTATTGTTGTACCAGTTTCCTATAAAGTCTTTTAATTTAGTTTCTTTTGAGCTTTCAACCATTTGAGTAATCAAATCGTTTTTATATTCAATATTCTCACCATCATCATTAAATTGTTTTGAATCTATTGTTTGACTATTATTTATTTTCTTACCTGATACTTTTAAAGATATTGTATCTTCACCAGTATTAGTAATTTTTAACATTGCATATCTACCATAATAATTAGCACTAACAATAGTTCCTCCTGTTATAGTAGCTGATATGTCAGTTGCTAAGTCATATTCTATTTCAATAGTCTTTGTTCCTGTTATCTCTAAAGATTCATTTTTAAACAATTCACTTACATTATCTTCCTTAGAATAATGATTTATATATATGATAGTATTATGTAGCTCACTTTGTACTTTAACTACAGGATTGCTAGTAATAAAATCATAACTCATTCCATCAGGATTTAATACATAGTTAAAAGGTTGAATATTTATAACATTCTCTCTATTAGTAAATAAAATACAATTTCCAGTAGTTGCTATTATTTGAAGTAATTGTCTAGCTTCTAATTTAGGTAAAGGTGCGTCAGTCTTAATCGACTTTAAGCCACTCCATAAATTATATTGGCTACTATCTATATTACTATCTTCTAATACATCTACCGCCAAATCATACAAACTTCTACCACTAGAATTATACACTCCTTTTTTATATACTTTAGTAAGATAATTGATAAGTGAAGTCGTACTAAATGATACTTGATTTTCTCCAACCTCTACCGAACCAGTAAGAAGCATTTTTCCACCTAATATCCATTCAATAGTTCCATCGTCTAATTGATAGCCCCATTCATAAGAAATAGGTTGTTGCTGTAATATATATCTATACCAGCCTTGTGGATTATCAGGATTAAACAATTTATTCATATTATCAATAGTAAACTTAAATGTATGAGTAGGAAGCTCCGAGTTTATCATTGTTGTTTTTTCTTTACTTTCAGCACTAATTAAGTTCTCATCGGTATATGTTTCCATAATACCAAATAGTAATTGATTTACTCTTATTCTCCTATAAGGTAAACTAGATTCTATAAAATATATTTCAATTTTATTCCATCTAACTAACTCTTCATTATCAGCAAAAATTAATCTATCACTATAACTACTCAAAGTATAATCTTTATCCATAATCATAGTGCTATCTCTATATGCTTTTACCTTTAGTTTTTTTGCATAGTTTTTATCAATACTATCAAAAACCATTGTAAGTCCTAAAGTAGTTAAGTAAACGCTTGATGTAAGAGTTATACAAGCTTTATCACTAAACAAACAATTTTTATCACTCATATAAGAACTCACATAAGTTTGTTCAAGTTCTTCACTACCATATATTGGCTGACTATCATTAAGAAGCCAAAAGTTTTTTTCAAGTGTAGCATAATTTTTAGATTGAGGTATTGTTGTTTCTTTGATATTATCTAAGTCACTAAATATCTCTTCACTATTACTTGATAAGTCCGGATTAGTTTCCGGATCCACTATATTAAATTTAACTTTCAAAAACCCAAGATTTCTCTTAGGTTTTTTAAGTTGTTCAATCATATTTTTACTTGCCATAATCTAATACCCCATATCAATAATGTTTACTTTAACATTTTTATATTCAATAGGTTTTTGTACTGACTGATAGTTTTCCCATTTACTAGGTTCACCACTCAAATTTCCAAAGTAAAACCTACGAATAACAACATCAAGTTCATCACTATCATAATAAGTTAAAAGAACTTCAAAATTAGCTACTTTCTTTTTCAACCAATTATAATCTTCTAAAGTTAAAATAGGAAAGACTATGTTATTAAACTTATTTATTCTCCTATTTATAGGTTGAGCTATTGTTTGTCCTCTAGTATTACGAGTACCTTTTACTAATTGTTCATTTTCTTCTAAATATCCTACTTGAGGATTACTAGGAAGAGCTTCACCATTAAATAAAAACAATGGATTTTTACCTTTTTTTATCATTAGTTATCCCTCCTTAATAAGCAAATGATGGATTTTTTCCACCATCATAACCTTTGTCTTTCTTATTTTTATCATAAACATATACTAAATCATCACCATCAGCGGTTAGTTTTCCAGTAATATTTACATCTACCTTTTGAGAAGTATTATTCATATTAGATTCTTCAAGAGCTTCTTTCATAGTTTCTTTCATCATATCTCTTGGAGATACAATTTCCGGATTGGATCTTGCATTAGAATATTCAGCAACCCTTACTATAGTTTCTTTATCTAGTACGCCTCCGGTTTCTAGGCTAGGTATTTGTGGAACATTTACAAGTTTTATCAATCCTTTAAATGGTTCTATTCCCAAGAATGATATATCCCTGACAGTCTTTAAAGCTCCATTTATTGCATTAAATGGTATAGAAACAACTTTGTTTATACCAGCTATTAAAGTATTAACTACTGACCTAAACGCATTGAATATACCATCTTTAATACCACTAAAGATTCTTCCACCACTAGAGAATATATTTTTTACACCATTCCAAGCATTACTAAATATGTTTTTAAAGAATGTTGCCACTGATGAGAAGATATTTTTAATACCATTCCAAGCGTTTTGAGCTCCATTCTTCATAGTATTCCATATACCATTAAATAGATTAGCTAAAGGCTTAATAACAGCATTATTAAACCAAGTGCTTACTACTGACCATATAGACACTATAATATCCCAAGCACCTTTAAATATTGCTCTTATAGTATTAAATAAACCAGTGAATAAAGAAGCTACAGCGTCTATTATTCCACCTAAGAAAGTTTTTAAACCCTCCCAAGCTTTACTCCAATCACCAGTAAATACTCCTGTAATAAAGTCCATTACGCCACTTAGTGCGTCAATGATACCACCTATTATTCCGCACAAACCATCAATAACAGGTTCTAGTACATTCATAATTACATCGATAATTGTATCTATTATTGGTTTTAAGAACTCCCATACTGAGCCAATAGCTATAATTATTCTTGATATACAATCTAAAACTTTATCAACTACTGGAGCTAAATAAGTTTCATACATTGTCACTGCCCAAGCCATAATTTCTTGAGCATATCCAAATAAATCAGCTAAAATACCTAATACTACATTTAAAGCACTTTGGAAATTATCACTCATAACCCAATTCAATAAAGAATTAGCTATACTATTAACAATATCTTGTATGCCTATAAATATATCAGCTATAGCTTGAATTATTGCTGTTCCATTTCCAGCGTTATTCCAAGCATTAGCTAGAGCCTGAGATAAAGCTCCAACAATATTGAATACATTAGTCCACATTTCTAAGATATTTTCGACTATTTTTTGTCCTGTACCATTAGTCCATACTTCAAATATAGAACTAAATACAGCTATTCCTAGACTTTTTATACCCTCAAAAGCATTTTTTAAACTATCTATAAAAGCTTTACCTTTGTTATCCCAAGCTTCTTTTATTGGATCAAATAAAGTAGCTAATAATTTTTTAGCTTTATCAATCCAATCAAAAAGAAAATCAAGTTTATCCATATCTACAGGCTCTACAGTTATAGGCTTGTTGTCATTACCTGATCCAGTATCGGTGCTGACAGTATGGAACTCATCTAAACTAGATTGAGTATCACTTAATTTTTTAGTTGATTTAGCTTGACTATCCAAGGCTTTTTTATTAGCTCTTGCAACAAGATTTATTCCTGTAAGAGCTTCAACAAAAGCATTTACATAGCTTACAGCTTTTGAAAATAAACTAATAACAAACTCTAATATTGGTGCTAATAGACTTCCTAGAACATTCCAACAATTTTGAATAGAATTGCTTAATTGTGTATCATAACTTAAATATGATTGCATAGCTTTACTAACCATACTAACCGCTGTTCTAACGCTTAGTAATCCCATAGCAAATCTTTTTATGGATTTTATTCCATTATTAAATGTTGAAGTAAAACTTTTACCTAAGCCTTTGCTACTTGATAAAGTGGCTTTAAATTTACTTCCTAAACTAGCTATATGTGTTCCAGCACTTTTTATTTTAGCTTTTATTTTATCAAAAGCACTAGAAATTTCTTCTCCAGTGTTTCTTCCTTGATTTTGTAGTTTTTTTAATCTATTTTCAAGTTTTTCAATATCAGCTTCAATCTTTAAAGTATCACCAACTTCAAACCCCATATCAGCTTGAGATAACAAATATTTTAAATCTTCTATTTTTGATTTTAAATATTCTTGTTGTTTAGCTGTTTCTTGAATAGAATTACTATATCCTTTCATTTGAGCTTTCATTTGTGATACGCTAGAAGCACTTTTACTAGCCATATCTTTTGCTTGAGTAGTTAGATTTTTCATAGGCTCAACACTCTTAGCTACAGCCGATTTAACTTCATCGGTTATTTTTTTAATACCGCTCATAGCGTCAGTAATATTAGCCCTTATAATTATTTCTAATTCTTCTATTGTAATAAGTCATCACCACCATTCCTTTGTGTGATTCCTTATTATTCTTTTCCTTTCGTTTCTTGCCTCAACTCTTCCGTCAATTCTAACATTAAATTGACTAATTCCTCTCCCTCACTTGCTTTTCTTTCAAATACACTTTGTCTTGCTAATTCTTCTTTAAATAAATCCGGATAAATTTCTTTAATAAGATTTACATTTTTAGGATTTTTAGCTGTCATACCTGAGCCTATCATTTTATTACCCAAATTTTCAGCTAACAAGATTCGTGATTTAATTTCTTGCTCATATTGGAGAGAACGAGATTCTACATACAAAGCTACTTCTCTATAAATAGAATCCCAAAACTCGTGAGGTTTCATTCCAAATCTATAAGCTAAAGGTTCTAAATCATATATTAGATCTATATAATCTAGCCTTTGTATCCTTTGAATTCTTCCGCTACTACTTCTCCCATTACTTTTTCCGCTGTATTGGTAATTACTTGATTGATGTCGAAGCTGGCTAGCGGATTGTCCATTTGAGCCTTTATTTCTTCCTCCGTCATCTTTTTGCCGAAAAAACTTTTATCATTTATCTCCTCAGCTAGTAATTTATATATAGCTTCATAATCAGTTTCATTCTCATTAACATAAGCTTCCATCATATCATAAACTTTGTTAGAATCGTTATTTAATTCTTTCTTTGTTTCGTCATCAGCAAAGCTTAAAAGAGCGTCAGCTAAGAACTCAAAATCTACATCGTTTAGAGCCTTAAAAAAAGCGTCCCTTAAATTTTTAACCTTTAATTTTTTATTCATAGAAACTATTTTTTTCATAGTTGCTGTAAATGAATATTCTTTATCTTTTACTTTTAAAATCATAATAAAACCTCTTTCCTTTATTTTTATTTTTTATTAGTAGCTTTTTCTACCTTTTTAGTTTCCTTACTACTTGTTTTTTCTTTTATTTCTTCAAATCTAGGATTAGAACGGAAGTGTTTAAGATGTTCCGCATTGGTAATATCCCAAACACGACCAGTTTCCTTATTTTTAAATTTAGCCATTATTTATCACCTATTAGCTACCTGATTGAGTTGGAGCTACTGGTAATCCGTGACTTTCTTTTACACTAGAATTTCTATATAAAGTTAAAGTATCTTTAATAATATCTCCAGCTGTAATAGTATCACCAGTTAAATCCATTTGAGCTGAGAAAGATTTAACTAAAGGACTTTCTCCACTAGCACAAGTAGATTCAGGATAACGAATGAAGAAATAATAACTTTTATTGCTATCAGCTTTAGTCTTTAATTCATCGTGTTGTTCACTCTTATAAAGAACTGGGATAGCTGGAGTAGTTGCTTTTTTACTACCTTTACTTTGTTCTTCTCCGTCCATATCAGTAGTTTGATATGTCACAGCTTCTGCTGGATCTTCTATTGCTGGAATTTCCTCAGTATACATAATTAAAGTTAAATCGGATTCACTTGGATATTCCTTTTCACTTATATAAATTTTAGTTAAAGTACCTGTTTTAGGTGTCATATATATTCCTCCTTTACCTATTTTACTTTTTCTAAACTATTTGTGAGAGCATTATAAAACACCTCATAATTTCCTCCGTAACGATGACATTTAGTGTTCTCGTCATAAAGGTTTATAGGTGTTCCTGTTCTCGTAAAATTATATCCTCTTAATTTACTATCTATTTCATCAGCAAGTTCAATACTGGTGGCTTTCTTTTTAGTCCAAGCCTCACAAGTAATTGAGAATCTTGATAATATTGGTAGTTCCTCTCCGTTTACTTCGTCTAATCTCATTGGAGCTTGTACTACTATACAAGGAAATTTACTATCTCCATTAGGATTTTCTCCTACTACTTGTTTCATAATAGTTTCTAATATAGTTATTACCATATCGTAAAACTCACTTACTTTAAATTCTTTCACTTTAATACCTCCATCAACATTTTTCCTATTCTCTCATTTACTAAGTCAGCATTTTCCTGACGAGAGGAAAAAGAAGCCGGACGCATAAATGGATATGGTTTAGTAGCAAACATTAAATAGAATTGTTTCCCATCTATTACTATTATTCTTTCAGGACTAAATTGTCTATCTACCTTTTCTACAGGCAAGAACCAATATCTATATCCACTTTGAATAAAGGTCTTAGTTTGTCCTATGTGTGGTAATTCAGCTTTAGTTCCTGTACCATATTCCAAAAATGGTGCGTGAGAAAATAAATCTTTGTTAGTATAAACTCTACCAACAACTTTACCTTTGTCAAAATCCAATATTTCAATAGGAATAAGTTTCTCATTTTTATTTCCACGCTTATTTTTCAAAGCTTTTTCTTGAGTATTTTTTAAAGAATCTTCAACACCTAATTTAGCTGTTTCAGGAAGCTTTTTAATTATAGTTTCCATCTTCTTTTCAAAACTTTTAAGATTATTTTTATTCCAACTTATATCAATCATAACTATTCTCCGTTATTAGTAATTAAAGTATAAAGTGTTGTTTTACCTATTTGTGGCTTATTTTCAACTAAATAATAAGGTTTTTTATCATTTTTAACCTTTTTATCATCATCTACTTCTAAAGGACTAAAAGATATTCCATCACCTTTATCTATATCGACTTTTCTATCAATACGAAGTTTAACAATTTCATAGTCTATTTCACCAGCACTATTGCGGTTTAATTCGTCTATGTCTTGCTGTGGATTTAACATTTCTTCACCTTTATAATACCAATCAGTAGTATAATCACCCTTTATCAGTTTTTTTTCAGGTTTGTAAATGTATATTTTGGATAAGTTCTTTATCCTCATTTCATCACCCTAATAGATCTAACTTTTTGAGCTAGTTTTTCTTCTATATCTTCATAAGATGTAGATAAACTTCCCTCAGTAGAACTAGAACTACCCTCATCTCCTCGTAAAAGATATGCTGATTTAACAGCCTTATAAACATACGGATATAATTTTTCATCGTCTTTTGAACGATTAGAATTGTTGGAGGCAATAGAAATATAATCATCAATAAAATCCGACAATATACTATCGTCCCCAGTTTTAAAGTTCACGCTAAGGTCATCTTTTAACCTTTTTAGCATTTTACTTTTAGCTTCTTCTTTCATTCTATTACCCTCCAATTCTAATTATTTTATTCCTCAGGAATTAAAGCTAATAAATCATCTTTTTTCATATCTTCACTAGCTTCAATATCAAGAGTTTTAAGATAAGCTACTAATTCTTTTTTAGTATAATCCTTAATAGCTTTTTCTTTAGGAGCTTCTACTTCTTTTAATTCTTCGTAAGCGTCACTTCTTGCAAATTGCTTAGCAACTTCCTTACTATTAACTAATAAAACAGCTCCTGATTCTTTACATAAAAACTTTCTCATAATTTAATTCCTTTCTTCTCTTTATTTTTTTATTTAACTACGCTCTAGTGTAATATGTTTCTTCACTATCGAATGTAGCACTTGATGGAACAGCTGTATATTCACCTTTATTATAAGTGTAATAAGTTGTACCACTAGCAAATTGTGTAATTTTAGCTTCTGTATAAGTATAATCACAATCGTATAAGATAATTTCAGGTACTAAAGCTTCTCCACCTGAGTATGCGAATAATTCAAGTGCTATAGCGTCATCGAATGGTACTTTTTCAGCCCCATACTCACTTGTATAGTTTGGCAATGCTATAGCTTCTTTTAACATAACCATAGCTGGAACATCACTTGGCATACGATTAGATTCATAAGTGATAACTGATTGATACATACCAATAGCTCCATTTGATGGAGTTGTTCCGTTAGGTAGGCTATCTAAATAATCTTTTAATTCACCTTTATATTTAGTATTTACTACTAAAGCTATTAACTCTTCATCTACACCATCAACAAAATCATTTTTAGTCACTTTAGCTGTACTAATTAATCTATCAACGATTTTCTTAGTTGTATCTCCACTAACTCTTTCAACTTGGATACCAGCGTCACGACCAATTCTAAAGAACTTTCTATCATAGTAAGTCTTGATGACATCTTGAGCGTTTTTACTTCTCTTTTTAGCCATACCATCAACACCATATAATTTAAGGTCTTTTTCTTGTAATTCTTCAATGATTTCTTTATCATCATCAATATTTACAGTGACTGGTTTAGCTTTTACTTTATTACCCTTTCCGTTTGCTCTTGCTGTTCCTTTTTCTTGGATTACTGCATTTGCAAATCTCTTATACTCTACACTTCCTGTAGTAGGATCTCCACTACCATTTTTAGCTTTTAAAGCTTCACTGACACAACCTGATTGGATATTTTCAATAACTCCGTCAAGTGTTTCAGCTAGACTATCCATAACATCATCGTTTAAATAGTCTTGAATATTTAATGAATTTTGTTTTGCCATATTAAATCACTCTCCTCTTCCTTTTTTGGCAATAACTAAACGCTAAATCTTGATACTCTTTCACTATTTGAAGAAATATTAGCGTTTACTGTCTTAGGAGTAGTTTCTTTTAATCTCTTATTCACTTCATTTTCAACAGCACTATCAAATACTTTCTTTATGTTTTTAATAGTAGGCTCTACTTGTTCAGCCTTAATGCTTCTAAAGTCTATAAGATTCAATAAAGAAACATCTACCTGAGTTTCAGGAATATTAGCCATCTTAATTGCTTCTTCTTTTAATTCATAAGCACTTAATCTTAATTCAGCTTCTTCCTGTTTTTTTCGAGCTTGTTCTAGCTCATAATTTCTACGCTCATCATCTTTCATCTTTGCTAATTTTTCGGCTTCACTTTGTTTAGCTTCTTGTTCAGCTTCCCATTTAGCCTTAGCTGTTTCTAAAGATTTTTGAACTTTCCTATCAAATTCACTTTGATAATTAGATTCTTTCAACATTTCGTCAAAAGTTTTAGGTACATTAGCACCTGCATTTTGGTTTTGTTGAACATTGTTATCAACAACACCATTTGAATTATTTGTGTCCATTCTTATTCCTCCTTTGTCCCAAGCCATTTACTTTTTTAAGTCCCCAGCTCATTACATTTACACAAAATTCCATTGTTGAGCCACAATAGAAAGGCATTAAAAAAAGGAATGTAGCTATCATTCCTCTTAATAATCATTATTTAGTGCTATTTTATAAGCACTATATCAACAATAAAGTATTTCTTTACTATTGATATACTACCTATAAAAGTAGTATAGAAAAACAGCACCTTATTTAGTGCTGTCATCTAGTATATCTATTAACCTTTCGGCTTCTTCCTGTTTCAAATTGATTGCTATTTGAACTATTAAATTATCCCATTCACTATCATTCAATTCTTTATCAGGAATATCAATATTTTTTGATTCTAATAATTCTATATCTTTTATAGATAAAATCTTTCTAGGATTATTCATTTTTCTTACCTCTTCCCTTATATGCTGTCTTGACACTTAATTCTTCTATATCAATAGCAACCATTTTTTTATCTTTGAAGAAAACCTCACTATTATTTATAGGACTATACCAGTGATTAGTTGGATCTTCTAATATATTTTTTATATCTTCCTTAGTGATATTTCTATCTATCATTCTATCAATGGTATGTAGTTTTATTTCACCAATAGTTCCAAAGTCTTTGGCTTGAACATTTCTTAAATACTCTTTTGTATCATTTACTTTTTCATAATAACTATTAAATGATAAAGTTTTCTTTTTTTCACCTATTTCTAGGTCTTTTTTATAATGTTTTCCTATTTCCTCTTTGAGTTTTATTTCTTCATAATAATTGCTATTATTATACCTTAATTTAGCGTATTCTTCAAGGCTTTCAGGTACTTCACTAGGTATTATCCTTTTTAACTGATTATACTCGGCTATAAGCTCATTATACTTCATTTCAGTAAGATAAGTAATTGTACTTCTACAATAATGAAAATGATTATTAATCGGTGGCAAATTAGCCCCAACTTCTAGTCCTTTAATTGTATAAAGAACATCTCTTTTATCATCATCACTATATCTATAAAATCTATTCCAATCATTAACATAGAATAACATACCATTCATACCATCACACATCTTAGTTGTTCTATCATCAATTTCAGCAATAAATCTAGCTCTTAATTTCTTTTGTCCTACATCTTCACCAGCTTTTAATAATGATTTATTGGCTATTTCTACAACTTGACTATCTAAAGCACCGCTTATTTTATCATCATTTATAGAAATATATCTATTTTGTTGCTTTTTTAAGATGTTTTTAAACACATCATCTTCTATATTAGGCTTTTTATTTTGCTGTAATTGGATAATAGTTTGTCTTTCTAGTTCTTGAGCGTTAGTTAGTGCTAAAGCTTCAATATATGTTATCCAACTACTACCTTTTACATTAGGTAAACATAACATAGACCATATATATTCCCAAGTTAAACTCCATTTTTTCTTTTTAGTAGGTTTTATTTCATCAATACCTTGTTTATATAAATCTTGTCCTATTTCAGTAAATAAGACTTCCTCATATTCGTCTAACTGACTTCTTTCTTTTACAAAAGCACCCCACAATAATATACTTAACATTTCTTGATTAGTAATATATCTCTTATTTAGAATTTCTATAACTTTATATTCAAAATATCCTTTTAATAATTCAAGTCGTTTCCATTCATCAACAACCCTAGATAATTTTTTCCTTTGGTTATTAGAAATAGGCTTATTTAGATCCATATAATTAAAATCAATACCATTAAATATATCTTGTATATTATCTTGAGTTTTTAAGTTAGTTTTTTTATAAATTCTAAGATAATCTTTTAATTTTAAATCAGTGTAATTCCATCGGTTATTCAGGATAGTTTTATTATCCATTATATATCACCTACTTTTCTTGGCTACTTTGCACACTTGCGTCTTGATTAGTATTAGACGCATTTTTTGTTTCTTTTGCGTCTTGATTATTGTTTTCTTCTGCTTGAGCGTCAGCTCCATCTTTACCGAAAGATTCAATCTTTTTCATATTTGCTTCAAGATTTTCTTCACTTTGTGTTTTCATTTTTTCTATTTCACTTGAAGCGTCTAACTCATCAGGTAATAAGTTGATGACAGTTTCATCACATACTAATCCTCTTAATGATAAAGCTCTATCAGTTTCGGCTTTCTTATCAGTAGGCATATTTCTTTGAAGCTTTATTTTTAAGTTTCTAAAGTCATATTTTGTACCTTTTTTTAGATTAATTCTAGTAGTAAAGGCTTCCCACATAGCTAATAATTCTTTTCTAACTGATTTATCTAAGTAAGTGATAGATTGTTCTAGTGGAAAGAACTTCTTTTCTAGTGCTGAGCTATTATCAGCATTAGTAAAGCCTAAATCATTAACATTAGGACAACAACTAACCATAAATATTAAATCTATAAGTGTTTTTTTATAGTTTTCTAAAGCACCATCATTGATATTTTTTTCTACCCATTCAATACTTCCACCCTCACCGGCATAAAATACAGGAGCTTGTAATACTAATTCATCTTCCTTTTTTCTCTTTTCATTAGGAATCCATATAATATTACCCTCTTCATCGTGTTCTATTTCTCCGTTATCATCTCTTTTTTCAATTAAAGTATCTTCTCTAGGTTCATAACCAGTCACCATCAGTTTAGCGTCATCATTGTATTGGAAAGTATTACCTGAGTTCTTCATAACTCTTTCATATTTAGCAATACTAGGTTTTGCTAACTCAAAACAAGCTAATCCATCAGGATTTTCTATTGCTATACAAGGAACACAACCCCAGTTGATCGTTTCTCTTGCTTCTTCATCTTCTCTAAAGTCATCACCTTTTAATTTACTATTTTTAAAATAGTATTTACAATCTTCGGTAGTGACTACAACCATATCAAACTTTTCACCTTTTTCATCAGTTTCTTCCCAAGTTCTTAATAAACCTATCTTTTTAACTGGTGTAGAATAATCATAAATAGCTATTGTTTGTCTTGCGTCAACATTTGCATATACTATTTCATTATCTTCATTTTCATACCAAATACCATAGCCAGCCGACAAATCATTATAACTTTGTATTAAATTATAATAAAAAAAGGAATCATCATTGTAATTCCTTATATAATCAATAAATGTTTGATATTCTTTTCTATCATTGTCTTTGGCATTAAATAATTTATTAAATAATTTAGTTAGAATAGCTTGTTTTTCTTTCGTTGGCATTTCTTCTACTTGATATATAGGAGCTTTACCTCCGGCATATCCATTTATCATATTTGATATAGCAAATTCAAACGCCACTTTAGTTTCTTTATCATTTTCAGCTACCAAACCTGATGGACTATTTTTTCTTACTTTCATTCTATATAACTTTTTTCTTTTATTCCATTCAGGCTTAGCTGATTCTAATATTGTAGCTATATTTTCAGCTTTAGTTATATATTCTTTATTATATTGTAGCATATATTATACCTCCTTTTATGCTGGCTTAGTGCTACCAAAAGACGCTCCTCTTTCTCCTACCGTCTTATCGTAAATACCAGCTAATACATCAGCTCCATCATCGTGAGCATTTTTACCTTTCTTTTGATACCTAGTAATGTGTTTATAAAACGCTTCCCATCTTTTATTCCAATTAAATGGAAAATGTATATGTTCCATAACCCAATAACTAGATGATAATATCCTTGATTGCTTATTGGCTGATTGAGTAAATGGTTTAATAACACATTTATTTGATTTATATTTTTCTTTTAATATTCTCTTAACATTTCTAGCAAAACCTCGTCCACCATTGTTGGATTCAATATATGCTAAATTAACATTGTTTCTATAGAGAATATCAGCACATTCCTCCTCGGTTATTTCCATACCCTCATCAGTAAATAAAACATCTAAAATATATGGTTCTTTATTAAGTAATCCATATACAGCACAACATAAGAAGTCATCTCCAGTATCAGCTGTATCAACATAAGCGTATATTGTTCCAAATCCGGGACTAACATCGTATGTCTTTAAGTTCTTGTATAGACGACCTTTTTCATCAATACATTTTTGATTATAGTTGGCTTCTACTATTTCTTCACTCATCTCTTGAGTTTTGAAATCAAAGTCAGCTCTATTTAATACTTCTTCACATAACATAGATCCATCATCTTGAATAGCTCTATAATTAATGTGAATACAATCATCTTTATATTTATCTAATACAAATCCAGCTAAGTCATTTGTAGCCCATCTAGTCATAACTATTATTATCTTAAAGCCTGTTTCAGTTCTTGATAACATAGTATCAGTAAACCAGCGTTGGTGCTTTTCTAATAGTTCTTCGTTATAAGCTTCTTGTACTTCTCTTATTAAGTCATCTATTATCATTAGCTTACAACCAAAACCAGTAGCTGTACCCTTTGGAGATGTTGCTAAATAGTTAGCTTCTTCACTTCCCTCTAAAGCCCATTTTTTCATCGAAGCTTCACCATACTTAACTTTTACATTAGGAAATATTTTATTAAATATTCCGTCCTCTTCTTGTATAGCGTCCCTTACAGCTTTAGCAAAAGTTCCGGATAGTATTTCATTATAACTACCGGTCATTATCTTATAGTGTATATCTCTACCTAAACACCATTGAACAAATAATGTAAGAGTTCTACTCTTTCCGTGTCTAGGTGGCATATTAACTACTAATACCTTTTTAGGAGATAATAAAAAGTCTTGTAATTCATTACAAAACTCTTTTAAATACTTCCTACCCTCCATATAAAAGTCAGGAGCTTTTATTTTACAATATTCCCAAAAGCTACGCCTAGCTAATTCATATCTTGCTTGTTCTCTTACATATTCAGGTATTACCACTTTTAATCACCAACCAATTTTCGTAATTCTTCCTCACTTAAATTGGCGTATGGATTAACTATATTATTATTTATTGTAGGAGCTTCATCTTTGAACATTCCTAAATACTTACCTAATAATTCAAGAGCTTTCATTTTGTCGTATGTTTCAACAGCAAAACCGGACTGAGTTTTCTTATATCCTGATATTATCTTTTTTGTTTTATCATCTAATTCATCAGTTTCAGCAAAAATAACATTATCTTCATAATATTCTACCTCAGTACCATCTTCTTTTCGTTCTAATATCTTATTTCTAACATTTTTGCTTATCTTAGTTCTATCAGTAAAAGCTATTGTAAATAATTCATTAACTATATCTTCTATCTTAACTATAGCTTTTTCTTCTACTTTGTCTTGTAGTTCACTAATATAGTTTTTTATGTTAGCATTTGTTAGCAATCTACTAGCATTAGTTCTAGCTGTTTCTTCTTTCTTACAGGTCTTATATACATTTAGATAAGCCTGTGTTCCATTCATACCTAATTTTAAATATTCTTGGCAAAATAACTTTTGATTATTACTTAACGAGGTCATTACCCATCACCTCCAATTATTCCACCTTTAGCTAAATTATTTAGATTTATTTCTATAGGTATTTTATTTATTGCTTTACCTATTTCATTTATTATCTCAGTATTATCTTTAATACTAGCTTTAGCCACTTTTACTTTAGGAGAATTAATAGGATCATTTATTGGATCGTTAGATTGTCTATCAAATATATTTACATCTACACCTATAGAATCAATACATTGTAATTCTATAAACACGCCTAATATCTTTTCAAATTGTATAGCTATCCAATCAGTAAGTTCCTCATTTCTAGCCCAGTCACAATTCTCGGCTAGTCCACTCTCGTGAATAAAAGCGTGTACTAATTCGTGTCTAAGGACTTTCTTTTTATACCAGTCTATATCATCTACACTACTTTCATCTTTGTCAAAGTTGGCTACTACAATTCTTTTAATACTAAAATCGGTAAAACCATCACACTTTTTTAATTGTGGATAATCTTTTTCTTCTGCGTCTTTTATTACTTCGTATTCCGTTCCAAGTATTTTTACTTTCATATCTAACACCTCTTTTCTCTAGTGCTAATTCTTCCTCACACTTTTTATTTCTAGGACATAGCTTACAGGATTCACTATATCTCATACACAACCCCAAATAATTCTTTTCTTTCATAGAATTACCTCTTATTCTTCTTTTCTAATCTTTTTTCAAGCCATTCTATGAACTCATCTATATTATTGAGGATAAGAACCACCGCTAAAAATAACATTTCTAACACTACCAATACTATTGCAACTATTGTATTTAACATATCTTATCACCCACTTTTTAAACATAATAAAAGGAACTATTTTCTTTCCCTGCTTAATGATTTCCTTCGCTTCCTTAGAACCAAGTGAAGGATTAGTTGTTGCTTTGTTAAGCACTCTCCTCATATCTATATTTGATCCCAAATCTGGATCCCAAAGACTCAAATATTGCTGCCATAAATATTGATAGTATACATTTTCGTTAGAAAATGACAATTTAACTGCAATCAAACTCAAAATTGCGATTATTACTATTGATTTCATACTTATTGTTTTCTGTCGCAACAACAATATCTTTTTGTTTTTTTATCGTCAATTATCAAAGGTGTTCCACCAAGATCTTGCATACACTTATTATAAAAGGCATTTGTATGAACTTGCGGGTCTTTAATTTCTGAAACTATTCCTAGGCTCCCTACAGCTGCAGACCAGTTTCCATTAGGATCTTGACGAACTACATGATAACTATCAGGATCATCTTCATTAGGTTCGAAACCATACAGCATAACAGCGTGCTCATTTTCTAAACAGTTGCCATCAGGCACTTCACGACAATCTTGAGCTAATTCTTTAACAGCTTGATCATAGGTAGTACCAATTGGCTTTTGACAACCTATTGCATGAGCCAGACAATTGGGGGGAATCTCTTCTGGATAATCGTTATAAAACTCTTGCGGCATCAATACAGCTGGATGAGCTTTGTATTGACCGCTACCTTGAAATTTACTAAGGCAATCATTAATCATTTTTTCAAATTGTTTTGTTTGCCTCTTTGTTTCCTCATCGTATTCGTACATTCCTAAAAGATCAAATCTAAATATTGCGTGATTTTTCATAAACGCATAATTATTTTGAGTATACATCTCTCCTAAAATATCACGCGATAACCATCTCCCATCCTTCGGATTAAAATATCTAAAATTGTACTGCACAAGCCCGGTTTCCTTATCGAAATACTCGCTGGAGAACCGGAAGGGATTGATTTCTGCCGCATTGCCTTCCATCTTGAGAACATTTCCATACGGGCCGTATTCGTACAGGGCTCGGCGGCCTGCCAGGATGCCGAAGAGGGCCGTCGTGTTCTTCAAGGCGTCGTGCGTAAAGTACAGGTCTTCCACACAGGTGCCCGTTTCATCGAAGACGCTCATCGCCAAAATGCGCGTGGCTACCGGTTCCAGGGGATCCCACAGGTACGTTTTACACAGGACGGGTTCAGCGGATTCCGAAGCGTCCGCAGCATCCAGTTCCGCGATTTGCAGGTAACCCTGGTAAATAAACCGTTTCCTTGACATGAGCGCTTCTCCTTCATAGACGGATTTTTCTACCCTCCTGTTCAGATAATCGTAAACGCACTCAATACGCCTGCCCCCCTGCGTGAAGCTGACCGCCTGATTCAACGCGTTGTAGGCGGCTTCCCATTCTCCCGTGGACGTCTGAATCTTCGTCTGGTTGCCGTCGGCGTCATAGGTGGGAACAAAGGGCGGCTCCGTACCTTCGGTGATATCCGTGTATTGATTAAGCTGGTTGGCAACGTATGTGGTGGGAAGGGAATCCGTTCCCTCCCGGGAGGTTGTGCGGTTGCCGATGTTATCGTAGGCGTAACTGTATATGCCGCCCCGGCTCATCGCGTCGCTCACAAGTTCATTCCTGTCATTGTAGGCGTAGGCGTGGGTGAGGTCGGGCGCGGACGTGTTGAAATAGTCTTTCTTCGTGACGGGACGCCCCAGCACATCGTAAGAGTAGTCGGTTTTGGCCGGGTAGTTGGCGCTGCCGGGGCGCAGGTAGTCAATCTTCACCGGGAGATCGCGCTTTTCTTCCAAAGTACGCCACCGTTTCAGGGTGTTGGGGTAATCAAGAGTGTCCAGCAGGCCGTTTTCCGCATTGTAGCCGTAGGTGAAGGGCTTCGCGACGGCGTTCAGCGAGACGGTGGAAAGCCTTCCGAAGGCGTCATGGCCCCATGCCGTCTGCAAGGCGGCGGCGCCCGCATAGTCCAGGCAGTAGCCCGCGGGCCGCCCCACTCCGTCA